TTAGAGAATTAGAAGGGTTAGATACTACTATCGATTGGAAAAACACTGGAGATAATAGCTATGATGGTGAAAAACTAAAACTACTAGCTCACGATGAAAGTGGTAAATGGGAAAGACCTGACAATATATTGAACAACTGGAGGGTTACTAAAACTACACTGAGACTAGGATCGAGGATTGTAGGTAAATGTATGATGGGTTCTACTTCAAATGCTTTAGATAAGGGCGGAGATAATTTTAAAAAATTATACTATAATGCAGATGTCTCAAAAAGAAATAGAAATGGACAAACAGCTTCAGGCTTATATAGTTTATTCATTCCTATGGAATGGTCCTACGAAGGATACATTGATATGTATGGACTTCCTGTGTTCGACACTCCAAAAAACCCCGTACGAGGTATTGACGGAGCACTTATCAGAATTGGAGTTATTGAGCATTGGGACAATGAAGCTCATGGATTAAGAGAAGATCAAGATGCTTTAAATGAGTTTTACAGACAATTTCCACGAACAGAGAAACATGCTTTTAGAGATGAAACAAAAGCTTCTTTATTTAATTTAGTTAAAATATATGAACAAATAGATTATAATGAAGAGTTAAACAATAAAGCAGAAATTACTAGAGGAAATTTTCAATGGGAAAATGGAATTAAAGATTCTAAGGTTGCTTTTTTCCCAAACAATCAAGGGCGTTTCTTAATATCATGGGTTCCACCTAAAGATCTTCAAAATCAAGTGATTATAAAAAATGGGTTTAAATACCCCGGTAATGATTGGATTGGAGCTTTTGGATGTGATAGCTACGATATTAGTGGAACAGTTGATGGGAAAGGGTCTAAAGGCTCGTTACATGGATTAACTAAGTTTTGTATGGCGGATGTTCCACCTAACAAGTTTTTTTTAGAATATATAGAAAGACCACCTACTGCTGAAATATTTTTTGAAGACGTGTTAATGGCTTTACATTTTTATGGAATGCAAGTGTTGGCAGAGAACAATAAACCTAGATTATTATATTATTTAAAGCGAAGAGGATATAGACAATTTAGTATGAATAGACCTGATAGAGTTTGGAACAAGTTGTCAGTAACAGAAAAAGAAGTAGGAGGAATACCAAACTCAAGTGAAGATATGAAACAATCACATGCAAGTGCTATTGAATCTTATATTGATAATTTTGTAGGACAAACTGATATAGGATATGGAGACATGCATTTTCAACGCACATTAGAAGATTGGGCACAATTTGATATAAACAACAGAACTAAGCATGATGCTAGTATAAGTTCTGGTTTAGCTTTGATGGCGTGTCATTCAAATAGATATAAACCAACAGCTCCTAGAGAAATAAAAAGAGTAGAGTTGGGTATAGCAAAATATAATAACGATGGTAATATTTCAAAAATTTATAGATAAAAATGATTTATACTAATACAAGAAGTTCTTTCCCTGATCAGGTAGTACCTCAGGAAGAAAAAATGAGTTTAGAGTATGGATTGTTAGTTGGTAGAGCAATTGAAGGCGAATGGTGGAGTAGTGGTGTTGGAGGTATGAGATATTCTAACAATTATAACATTTTTCATAATAGAAGATTATATGCTCGTGGGGAACAAAATATCCAGAAATATAAAGACGAATTATCTATAAATGGAGATTTATCTTATTTAAACTTAGATTGGCAACCTGTACCTATCATACCTAAGTTTGTGGATATAGTAGTTAATGGAATGAATGAAAAGATTTATGACATTAAAGCTTATGCGCAAGATCCAGCATCTCAAAAAGCAAGAACAGAATACGCTCAAAAATTACTTAAAAATATTAAAGTACGAAAATTCATAAATGAAGTACAAGCTCAATTAGGAATGGATGTATCGCAGGTAGACCAACAAACGGCTCCTGAAACTGAACAAGAATTAGAAGTTCATTTACAATTAGACTATAAACAGTCTATTGAAATTGCTGAAGAAGAACTTATAAACAATGTACTAGATAGAAATAAATTTGAGTTAGTAAAAGGTAGATTTAACAAAGATATTGTAGAATTAGGTATAGGTGCTGTTAAAACAAACTGGAATGAAGCTAATGGGGTTGTAGTAGATTATGTTGATCCTGCTAATTTAGTATGGTCTTATACTAATGATCCAAACTTTGAAGATGTTTGGTATGTAGGAGAAGTTAAATCTATAAGTTTACCAGAACTTAAAAAAGAATTTCCAAATTTAACAAATGAGGAATTAGAAAAAATTCAAAAGTTTCCAGGTAACACTAATTATAGTAGAAATTGGACTGGGAGATATGATAATAACACAGTTCAAGTATTATATTTTGAATATAAAACTTATGGTGATCAAGTTTTTAAAATAAAACAAACTGATCAAGGTTTAGAAAAAGCATTAGAAAAACCAGATACTTTTAATCCTCCTAAAAATGATAATTTTGAAAGAGTAGGTAGATCAATAGAAGTATTATACAGTGGAGCTAAAATACTAGGACATCCTATAATGTTGAAGTGGGAAATGGCAAAAAATATGACTAGACCATTTTCTAATTTAACGAAAGTTAAAATGAATTATACTATTTGTGCTCCAGCTTTATATAGAGGAAGAATAAATTCTTTAGTAGAAAGAATGATGCCTTTTGCTGATATGATTCAATTGACTTCGTTGAAGTTACAACAAGTTATATCACGTATGGTGCCAGATGGAGTTTACTTAGATGTTGATGGTTTAGCAGAAGTAGATCTTGGAAGTGGCACTAAGTATAATCCACGAGAAGCTTTAAACATGTATTTCCAAACTGGGAGTATTGTTGGTAGATCAATGACACAAGATGGAGATATAAACCCTGGTAAAGTACCTATTCAAGAATTACAAACTTCAGCAGGGCAAGCTAAAATACAGTCGTTGATACAAACATATCAGTATTACCTTCAGATGATCAGAGATGTAACCGGATTAAACGAGGCGAGAGATGGTAGTCAACCAGATAAAGACGCATTATTAGGATTGCAAAAACTAGCAGTTGCCCAATCAAACGTTGCCACAAGAAACTTATTAGATGCTAGTTTGTATTTAACTCTTAGAACTTGTGAAAATATTTCTTTAAGAGTAGCAGATAGCTTAGAATATGACTTAACTAAAGAAGCTTTAATTAATAGTTTAAATCTTTATAATGTAGCTACTTTGGAAGAGATAAGAGATATTCATTTGTATGATTTTGGAATTTTCTTAGAATTAGAACCTGATGAAGAAGAGAAACAAATATTAGAACAAAACATACAAATAGCAATGAAAGCAGGTTTGATAAGTTTAGAAGATGCTATAGATATAAGAGAAATAAGAAACTTAAAACTTGCTAACACGTTGTTGAAAATAAAGCAAAAGCGAAAAAGAGAAGAAGATCAAAAACAACAACAAGCAATGATACAAGCTCAAGCGGAAGCAAATGCAAAACAAGCAGAGCAAGCCGCAATGAACGAAGTACAAAAACAACAAGCTTTAGCTCAGACAGAACTTCAAATTGAACAAGGAAAATCTCAATTTGAAATACAAAGAATGGAAAAGCAGTATGAACTAGATAGGATGTTAAAAGAACAACAGTTCGAATACGATAGACAACTTAAAGAGTTGGATGTTGCTAAAATGGAAGCTAAAGAAGATAGAATAGAAAATAGAAAAGATCAAAGAAGCGCTCAAGAAGCTACACAACAAAGTGTCTTGATTAATCAAAGTCAAAATGATGGATTACCGCAAGACTTTCAAACTCCAGAGCGAAATATGGGTGTAGAATCATTTATGTAAATTTTATAATATTATATTATGTCAGAAGAAAAAGAAGAGATAACCACTGGTAAAGACGGTGTGTTAGAACAAGGAGAATTTAAGGTTAAG